TCATAACCCGAAGGTCGTAGGTTCAAATCCTGCCCCCGCAACCAGTTTTAGAGACATGCCGCTAGAAGCTAGTAATAGTTTCTCAGCGGCATTGTTGTATTCAGCGTAGATATTCTCGCCTTCGGCGACGACATCGATTTTCCCATAGAGCTCGGCCACCAAAATGCGCGCCTGCTGCACGTCAGCGGCCAGGGCGCTTTCTAGGTTGGCCATAGTCTTCTTGATCCTTTTCCCGATTTCTCCTGCAGACGGCCCGTCACCGCCGGCCCTTGGCTTGCTCGCCGCCAGTTGGCCACGCTCGACCTCGGCCGCTCGCAGCCGATCCGCCAGCGCCTGAGAGGCACCGATACTGGCGATCGCATCGACCAGCCGCTGAATTTCCCCGTCCAGCTCCTTGCGCCGGCCTGCCGCCGCTGCGCCGTCGGCCGCACTGCTGCGCTGACGCTCGGCGATGATGGCCTGCACCTGGCGCCGCATTTGTTCCTGCGCGGCAGGCGACAGCAGCTCATCGCGCAAGGTCTCCAGCAGGTTCTTGTCTGCGGTCTCCCGCTTGAAGTGGATACCCTTGCAGACCGTTGGCCCGCGATCCTTCCTGTTGGCGCAGCCGTACAGCCGGGAATTGATAGCCACGATAGCCCCGCCACAATACGGGCAGGCCATCAGGCCGCCAAACAAGGTTCGTACCGGCGCTCCCTGTTTGCGGCCAGGTAGCCGCCCATCGATCCGCTTGCGCACGGTCTGCCACAGATCTTCATCGACGATGCGCAGCTCAGGGACCTGGATTTCTCGCCAATCCTCGCGCGGCCGGTCCACGCGCTGCCGCTTGCCGGTGTCTGGATCTTTTACCCACTGCGAGCGGTTCCAGATATACAGGCCCTGATACAGACAGTTGTTGAGAATGCCGCTACCCTTGTTCGGAGATCCATAGATGGCTGACACCACCCAGGTGCTGGCGCGCGGGGAGGGGACTTTGCGGGCGTTGAGCTCATGGGCGATGCGCTGCACGCTCCAGCCTTCGGCATAGCGTCCGAAGATCCAGCGTACCCAGCCGGCCTGCACATCGTTGATCTGGTACTTGCTGCCGAGGTGGTCGCGCACGATGTCATAGCCATAGGACTTACCGCCAGCGGCATAGCCACGTTCGACCTGGCCAGCCTGGCCGCGGTGCGTCTTGTGGCGCAGGTCATCGAGGAACATCTCATTGATCAGCCCGCGCACGCCCCGCATGATCTTGCGGCCACCCATGCGGCTGTCGTAGCTGTCGGCGACGCCGATGATGACGATGCCGCGGTGCTCCAGGCGGCGCACCAGTTGCTCTTGCTCTACCTGGTCGCGCGACAGCCGGTCCAGGCCTTCAACGATCAGCACGTCGAAACGACCGTTGAACGCATCCATGAGCAGCCGCGCGCCGCCAGCACGCCGGGCTACCGGCGTGGAGCCGGATACCCCGTCGTCACTGTACCGCTGGGACACTTCAAGCTCTTCACGCTCGGCGCACCGTGTGCAAATAGTGAATTGATCCTCGATGGAGGCCTCGCGCTGCTTGTCGGTGCTATAGCGTGCGTAGATCGCTGCTTTCATGGTGCTGAATGTAGAGTGCTTTTTCGGTTTCATCATCGCCGGATAATTCCGGCGCCTGCTGCAGAACTTCGTTTGCCACCTGCTCGGCCAGCATTCGCAGAAGCTGGCCCCAGGCGGTTGGATTTTTAATTGCGAGCATCCATTCTCCCCCTGTCGATAATGTTCGCGCTGTAGTCGCTCAGGCACAGACGCCTAGCTTCGCGGTCAGGGGTGTTGCGGCGCAGGTCTCCGGCATCATCGCAAGTGAGGATGTCTGCCAACGGCACGCCGCGGAACAAGCCGGCCGGTTCGTTATCTAGCTCTACCCAGGCGAATCGCTCGCCATTGCCCAGGTGCTGACGAATTACGGACACATAGCCGGCCAGCACGCCATCGTCGGCCGTGTTGAAAGTGATGCGGTCCAGAGACTGCGGGGGCTGCATCACGAAGTCACGCGGCTTGCTGCTGGTGGTGGTGATCACATCAAATTTCACAGCTGCATTCATTGCTTCTTCTCCTTGGTGGCCGTTACAGAACACACGCCAAAGCGATCGACGGCAGCGGCGATCACGTCGCAGCTATGGACTGCGATGGCGGTGTAGGAATGGCGTGCGCTCTCAGTGCGCACGACGACACGAAACGCGGTCATAGGGCGTTCCCTTTCGTTGGGTTGGGATCAATCGGAAGTTCGGTCACATCGAGCCGGCCGGCGCGCCAGTCGGCGACCTGGCGCGGCGTGCCGTGGCGCGGTGACTTGTCCGGCACAGGCACCACGCGCGGCCAGGGACACGCCTTGATGGCATCCCAGGCGGCCAGGGCCCGGCGCTGTTCGTCGGCCGTCATGGCTGGCGCTGGCCATGTCGGCATGTCGTCCACCACCGGCCGGGGCCAGGGGCATGCGCCCAGGGCGAGCCAGGCATGATCGATCTGCGCGGCCTGGTCGGGCTGGAACATGACAGATGCCGGCTTCGCCTTCGCCTCGAAGGACACATCGGCCGCAAAGTCAGATCCAGCGGGCTGCGTACAGTTATTTACACGAGTCCAAGGGAACCCCGAACCCGCCGATGTGCGGGCATCGTGCCCTTGAACTGGCGTCCATGTGTGACGAACAGATTTAAAAACCACACCCACCATCTGGCGGCATTGCACGCCATAGGGCATGACACGTTCGCACTCTTCATAGCGGCCGGTCACAGTCTTGGTTTCCTTGGCCAGCGTGACCATCAGATCGTCACGCTTCACGATGGCACCGCCTTGGGCACGCAAATAGCTGGCCCAGCATGCACGCTTCTCACCCTCGACCTTTTGTACGGCATCCCAGGCGGCGGCCATCGCTGGCGGTGCCTCTTGCACCATGTCTGCCGGAACGCGGCGCAGCTCGCGCCAGACGCTCACAGGTGCGCCGCCCCACTGCTGGAACTGCCGAATGCCCCAGCGTGCGGCCCAGGCTTCTACGCGCGCCGACGGCGTCAGCTCATAATCACCGGCCGTGTCAGTGGTCACCACATAGCCTTCTTTGGTTTTGTGGTCGGCCACGCCATCAATGTTCTTGGCCACATACTTGGCGATGTAGCCGGCGGCGCTGCCCTTTGACCAGTCAATGCGTTTCACATCAAGACGGCGCTTGAATGCGCCTGGCTCGCCACGGTCCGTGCGCCAGGCGTAGCGTTTCATCACGCGGATAGCACGGCCGGCCACGTCCTTGACGTGTGGGGTGGTGTAACCCGGCAGAGCGCGCACGAACACCAGCATGTGCCAGTGCGGGCATCCATCGTGATGCGGTTCAGCAATGCGGAAGCCGTATAAGCCGATGCCGCGCCTTGCCAGCGCCGAGCGCGCCAGGGCCGTCATCTTGCCCAGGTACTTATTAGCTGTGCGCGGATCGGAGCCGTCATATTTTGGATTGGGCTTGCCGCTATGTAGCGTTGCATGAAAGCGGGACGGGCAAGACCATGTGAGGAACAGGCCTTCGTCCTTGCACTCGCGCGCAATGGTTTCAAAGCCGTTGATGCGCAGCATGAGCTCGCCGCGCCGAATGGTTTTATTGGCGGTGGTTTTCTCGGCCAGCTCTGCAATGCTGAATTCCTGGCCAGCCTCGTTGCGCACCATAGTCGCTTCTAGGGCTGCCGCATTGCGCTTGTTCTGCGCCAGACGTGACAGCACCGCATCATTGCTGGCATAGGGCTCGCCGTGGTAGTGAACATAGCCCAAACGGATATTGCCGCCCTCAAAGGCACGGCCAACCACTTTGCGCAGTTGACGGCGCCACCAGCGTGGGTCCACTACCCGCGCGATGATGGCGCGCAGGTCATCGTCGTCCACTTCGGGCACGTCAATGCCGTAATCGCTGCATTCCTGCTCAATGATGTCGCGGGCGTGCGTGTCGGAAATTGCCTTCCAAAGCATCTTCTTGACGTTTTCCGCGGCCTTCTCGGCAGTGGCGCAGATTTCAGCGTCGTCCTGCGAAAGATCAATTCCGGCTGGCACGTAGTGCGCGGCGAAGTCCCGCACGAAATCGAAGGCGACTGGCTCGAAGATCCGACGCCAGTGCCATACCGACATGAGCTCAAGCGCCTGACTAACAACACGGCCACGCCATTTCAGTGGGATGCGTTCCAACTCGCTGGCAAACTGGGGCGAATCGAGAAAAGCCTTGTGCTGGCGTCGCGTCTTCGCATCGACTTTTCTATACTGCATTGAGAGCTCTTTCGTAGGTCGAGATTGCACGCAGCACGGCATGGCGCATCGCCAGGCGTTCGGCTTCGGTAAAGGAGTGAATGGGAGATTCCCAGCGGTCCGGCGAGAGCCCCGCCAGTGCCAGGATGTGCCGACGCACCGGCTTGGCAGTGGCCGCCCAGGAATAGGCGACTCGGATCTGATGGTTTGGCCGCTTGCGTGTGCGCAGCAGCGTCATGGCCTTTTCCAGCTCTGCTTTTGCTGCCTCATCGCCCGGTGGCGTTGGCACCAGTGCTGCACGCTCGCGCAGCAGATCCGCGACGGGACGGAAGGACGCATGATCCTTGATACGGGCGCAGCGCATGTTCAGCCTTTCACCCAGTCCAGCGCCGACAATAGTGCCGGCGCCAGCAGCAGCAAGCCGGCAACGAAGTAACTCAGCAGGCTACGCATCACCATTCTCCGAGCAGGCCATCAATGCGCTGCAGGCGCGCAGCGAGCCGGTTCGAAATGACATTCTTGCCTTCCCAAATGACGTTCCAACGCACGTCGTCGATGAGCGCGGCCTTGTGCATCAGCATGCGCTGCGCGCAGCGGAATTCCTTCAGATCCTCATCTAGTCGAAGCCTGGTGAAGGTGAGTGCGTTGATGGCTTTTTGCTGATCGGTAATCGTGGCCATGTTTTTTCAGGGTGAGCGAATCCCGCGTGCGCCATTTGGCGCACGGCAGGTATTGATTTATCGGGAGTGGGGCGGCCGCTTAGACGGTCGCGAGGTCTAGCGTCATTTGGTTCTTGGCAGCCAGAAATGCGCGCGAGGAAATCGGAATGCGTACTTCTGGATTTGGCATGGCCGACATCGATACCGTGCGCGAGACCTCAAGCGTGGCCACGAAGGTATGGCCGCATTCGACGTTCTGGCATTGGTACGTGATTTCTTTCATCATCGACGACATGGTGCGGCTTTTGGCCGCTCTCACACGATTTTGGCAGTGTGGGCATGGGATGCTGATTACGCGCATGGCTTCTTCCCCTCGACGGCATAGAGCACTCTTGCCTTGCCGGTAACACGCTTTGCACCTTCACGAACCGCTGCGGAAAAAACGAACTCGGCGGCGTCTTCGATTGTCTCGAATCCCTCGCACGCCATCAGTATTTCCAATGCCTCAACGAGTGTAGGGCTTATCAGCGTCAGTTCGATATCAGGCATTTTGAGGCACTGAAAAGTGGCTCTTGAGCGCCTTGGTTTGCATGTTTTGATTGATTACTATGGGCACATCACGAGCAACAACGAACTTAACGGCCATATGCAGCATCATGTCGTGGGCCAAGGTCGCCAAGTTTTCACCCTGCAGTTGAGCGAGCGACTTCATGAAAGCGTAGTTGTCGGCGTTGCAGCGGATCACGATTCGGTGATCGCGGATATGGCGCGGATCGTCGTACATAGATTCCCCCTGGTCAGGCGGTTGCGGATTGGTGTTCTTTTTCGTAGGCCTGAATACCTTTCAGGACCATGAGGCGGAGAAAGGACGAGCGAGTGCGATGATCTTGAACCGCATAGGCCGAGACTTTTTCCGCCTCGCGAGAATCCAGGCGGGTGGTCATGACCACCGATGTGACATCCCTGGTAGCTGGAATGTCAATTTCGTTTCTCATTGGCAACGAAATGGCAGATGTAGACATAGGGTAAAATTTGTATACGTCACTTAGCAATGACGGAAGCATAGTCAAATAAATCGTACCAGTCAACAAACTTAATATGGAAATTTTGCCCTATGGAGAGCGTCTTAAGAGCGAACGGCTGCGGCTCGGCTTTTCGCAAGACGCCTTTGCGGCGCTCGGCGGAGTCAGAAAACAAACGCAAATTTCCTACGAGCAAGGAAAAACTCTCCCGGATATCGGCTTTATGGCCGCCGTCTCGAAAATCGGGGTAGATGTTTCATACGTGATATTTGGGATTCCCACTGCGGACGCTTTGAGCTCTGATGAACAGCAGGTTCTTCAGGGATTTAGGCAGCTCGACATTATCGGCAAAGCTCGCGTGCTGGGTGTTATCGAAGGCGCGGCTCCAGCGGAGGCCGGTCGCAAAAACGCCTCACACATAACCGTCGGTGGCAGCATCGGCCAGCATATTGTTGGCGATATTCACGGGACGCTCCAAGGCCCAGTCATGGGCCACAAAATAGAGAAGAAGTAAAGAATATCGGTGTAGGGCGCCGATTTCGGTTTGCGCGCGCGCTGGGGAGCTGCGCGCATTTCAATTTGCCGTGACGCGTGACAGGAAGTTACGCGGAAGGTGTTAATCAGTAGGTTTTGAATGTCAGAAAAAATAGAAGCACAGGGCGATATCGGTCAGATTATCGAAGGCAACGTTCATGAGGCGCCGCGGTTTAACAACGTGGTAAATCTGAACTTGGGCGAAGCCAAAAAGGAAGTGCAAAGAATTACTGAGTACCAGAGAAAAAGAATCAATATGCTGGTGAAGGAGTGGGCAGCAATATGCGGTGATAAAGAGATCGAAATTTATAAAATTTTCATCGCAGATTACGGCATCCAGTATTTCCGGGAATTACCCATCGAGCATTACACGAAGGTGAAGGAGACACTCGAAGGTTGGATCGATGCGGGCACTGCTAAAACTGATCGCGCCATAGACCAAGCGCGTCTGCTGCCGCCGACGTCCGAACAGCACAGGGCCCATGAATGTGCGGTTTGCAGCGAAAAGGATGTAGCGATCGCCCGAGCGCAGAAACAAGTGGTCGTCAATGGGTTGCTAGTGTTGGCTCTGGTTTTTACGTGCGGATGGCTACTCTACAAAATGCCCGCACCTGCAGCACCAGAACAGGTTGCAGATAACATGTGTTTTTCTGAAGGCAAGGCATACTCGGCCGGCGGCACCATCAGAGTGGACGGCGATCTGATCAAGGAATGCATCTACGATGCGACGACCGGTAAATCTTCCTGGTCGAAGCCGCGATAGTCAATCGGCGTTGTTCTCCGCGATGATCTCGCGGACCTCTTTGATTTTGGCCCATTCCAGAGCTGCGGCACGATTGGCACTTTGCTTCGTGGCATAGGTCCGTTTCAGCGCTTTGGCGTTATCGGCCTTGCCTGCCAGCTCGGTGCCCTTGTTGTTTTTTTCTTTGCCTTATCGTGCCAATCCGCTTTCACACCGGTGACGCCTTCCTCCGGATCGTGATCTAGCTCACGCTCAGTATCTGCTTCCTCGGATTTCGTTTCGAACTCAATGCGCGTGGTAAAACCGTTGCCGCTGATGGAATGCGTCACGGTCTTCGATAGCCATTCCGTGGCATCGATATCCGCCTTGAATCCCGAAACCACTACGGGCGACTGCGGCATGATGCTGGCGTCGCCGAGCGCAAGTTGCATCTCGAATGTGGCCAGGCCGCGTTCGATGCGTTGCCACTCCGCTGCAGCCGCCGTGCGCGCATCGGCTTCATTCGCAAAGGTGGTGCGCAAGCGCTTGCTGTTTCCGGCCTGGCCAGCGACGACACTGCGGCGGCGCCCGTATTTATCGTCCATCCAGAATGCGCGAACGCCGCTATAGGCATCGGATTCAGAGCTGTGATATCGGTGCTGGTCGCCCAGCGCACGCACCACCTTGACCACCGGCAGAGGCTTGCCGCTGGCGGTGCGGCTCTCGTTGATCGGCATGAATAGCAGCGTGTCATTCTTGACCGTGGCCACAGCGTCATATCTCTTACCCAGGCGGCGCAGCAGCGCGGAATCGCTCTCATGCGTCTGGTCTAGGTGCTTGATGGTGATGCCACGCAGGCCCGCAGAGATACCTGACGCCAGACCATTGCCGGCGGCGATGGCATCGACCACGGCGCCAAGCGTAGTTTCATGGAAGCTGCGGTCCCGCTGCTGGCGAAACGCGTCAATCATGCTAGCCGACCTGGCGCGGATGGTGAGGCGGTCCGGCGCACCACTATGCTCCACCTCGGAAACCACGAACGCCCCTTTGTCCACCAGGGGCGAACCCTGCCAGCCGAGGGCAAAAGTCAGCTTCGCGCCCTTGGGCGGGATCTTCAACTTACCGTCAGTATCATCCAGCTCAATGTCCAACTGGTCAGCCTCGTCACCCCGGCATTCGCGCAGCGTGATGCTCATGAGCCTTTCCGAGACCGGGCGGCTGATATCCTTGTCTTCGATGACGATGCGGAAAGCTGGCGCGGTGGTGGTCATTGGCCGATCCCACCGAACGTGCCGGCAATGCCGCTGGCAGTCGTCTTGATGCCTTCGATGGCGCTGCCGACCACATCCCGCGCTTTGTCCGCGACGCTGTTCGTGATGCCGTCAATGTCGACCATGTTGCGCAGATCCGAGATATCCCCCAGGCCCAGCGACGACAGAACACTATCGTCGGTGCGCTTCAGCTTGATGGTAAATTCGATGCGCTTGGCATCGCCGTCGCCATCTAGCACCGTGCGCCCCTCGTCCATGCTCTCGATGACATAGGAACCATAGATGCGCCCGGTTCCCTGGATCAAAAACCAGCTTTTGCCCGTATCAGCCATCAGGCGCAGGGCATCCAGCGAGAACGCGCTACCGGTCAGCTCCGGTGCAATCCAGCCCGACAAGGTAATGGTGTCATCGCCCTTGCCGGTGAACTGCACCGCATCGCGCCGGCCCACCCGTGCATTGCTGGCGAACTTCCATTGTGTTTGCCGCTGCAGCTCCTGATAGGCCAGCGTGGGCAGGCTGAAGACGAACATTCCCAAGACCATCATCATGATTTCTTCCTTAGTCCCAATCTGCGAGGTTCGAGCGCTGGCGCGATGCCTTCATGCGGTCACGGCGGTCCAGTTCGGCGGCCACCGCGCGTGCGATGGCCTGTTCATCCATGCCAGGGGCCGGCTGGATGATGATCTGCACCGTGTCACCCTGGTGGACGACAGGCTGCATGCTGGCCTGACTGACCGGCGGACGGCTATCAAAGGCCATCGCGGGCATGCTGCCTGTCCCGATGGCCACAGCCGCGCCGGCACTGGCCAGCTTGCCGGCCAGGCTGCTTACAGTGGACAGCGGCCCGTCCTGGCCACGATTCAGGCCAACGGCCAGGCCTTGCATGGTGTAGTCGCCCAGCTCGGCAAAGACTCGGCTCGGGCTATGGATGTCGAGCTTTTCCTTGAACCAGCCAATGACACTGGCACCGGCACCCAGCACCGCATCCTTCACGGAACCAATGCCGCTGGTGATGCCGTTGACCAGGCCGCGCAGGATCATGGCGCCGAACTCGGTAAATTTGGCCGGCAGCTCAATGCCGAACCAGCTCAGCACGCCAGCAAACGCCTGGTAGAACAGTCCCACCGGAGACCAATTCAAAATCAGCGCGCCCACGCCGGCCAAGCCGCCCGCAAAGGCGCCGCGTACCTGCTGCCACAGGTTGCCGAAGAAGCCGGCAATGGGTTCCCAATTCCGGTACAGCAGATAGGCAGCGGCGGCGATGGCGGTCACCACCAAGCCAATGGGGTTCATCAGGAAGATTCGCCCCAGCCACATGAAGACTGTTCCAACGCCGCGCAGGATGGGCATGAGCAAACCGCCCTGCAGTCCGATCTTGGCAAACAGGACGTGCAACATGGCATAGGGACCGATGATCGAGGCCAGGGCCAGCATCAGCGGCCCCATCACCACCATGATGGCGGCGATGGCAGAGAAGCCCACGATCATGGCCTTGGCGGTGGCCGGGTTGCGCTCCATGAAACCAGTCAGCGCCTGGACGGCATTGGCGGCCATCTGCAGGCCTGAAGCGTAGAGCGGCAGAATCTTGGTGCCCAGCTCCAGCTTTAGGTCCGCGACCTTGGCCAGGGTCTCCAGTTCCTGGCCGCTGGCGGTGTCTCGCCCGAGCTTGTCGAGCTCGTCGATGTTGGCGGCGCCCCGGTTCAGCTTCTCGTTCTTGTGGATCTGCGCGCGCTGCTGGTACATGGTGGAAAAGAGCTGTGCGGCCGTGCGGTTCGAGAAGATGCCGCCGATGGCATCAAGGATGCCTTTCTCGTCGGTGATGCCCTTGCTGGCCAGCTGCGGCAACAGCACTTTCTCCATCCATTCGAATTGGTTCTCGCGGAACAGGTCCGCGCCTTTGATGGCCCCTGGATTCAGGAACGAGACCTGGCCAGCCTTGTCATGCTTGACCTTCGATTGATCGCCGATCAGGCCCAGGTCAGCCAGCATGCCGATAGAACGTTTGGTGGTCCGGCCCTGATAGAGGTTCTGATAGGCACTCATCATCGAGGTGCCGACCCGGTTACCGCCCATTTCCTGCACGAGGGATTCCATCTGGTAATAAAAGGATTCGTCCTTGAGGCCCTTGGCCGCGATACCGCCCGTCTTAATCAGGTTCAGCCACTCGCCTGGACCGACCCGGCCACCGGTGGCGGTCAATACCTGCTGCACCATGTTGGCCTGTTTGGAGAAGGTGCCGATGTCCTTGGTGCCGTTGCGCATTTCGATGACCTTCAGCATGTCCATGAACTTTCGCTCGTTCTCGGCGCCCTCGGCCTCCCCGTAGAAGGCGTGATTGCCGAATTTCATCTTGGCCATCATGGGCGCGACCATTTCAGCATGGTGCGTGTCACCAAAGGCCGTGATGCCATCGCGCAGCAATTGCAGATTGTCGAGCTGGCTGGTGCCGTAGGTTTTCATGTCGCGGGCGAACTTGATCGCCTCGGCCGTGGCGGCCGGCCCCAGGCCTAGCGCACGTACGCGGCCGTTTTCGGTCTCATAGTGTTTCGCTTCCTTCAGGCCAGCCAGGGCCGGCGCGCCCAGGGCGGCTCCGGTGGCCGTGGCACCAACGCCGGCCGCCGCCAGGCCGCCTGCGGTGCTGCGCAACTTGTCCGCCCGCTGCCGGGCACTGGCCATGGCCTGCTGCTGGCGCTGGCTGGCGGCCAGCTTCTTCTGTTGGTCGGCCAGCTCGGCATTGGTGGCGGCGATACTGTTCTTGAGCCAGGTCTGCGCGGTGGCCAGCTGGCGCGAACCGATGCCCGCATCGGCCAGGCGCTCGCGCAGAGCACGATACTGCGTACCTTGCCGCTCGCTGGCCTCTTGCAGGGACTTGACACTGCGCACGGCCGCATTGAATTCGCGTGTCATGGCACGGGTCGGGTTCTCGGTGCCCTTCATCCTGGCCGACAGCTCGGCGACACGCTGCTGCGCGGTGGACAGTTCGGCATTCGTCTTGCGCATGCCCTGGTGCAGCTCGCGCAGGCCGTCGAGGTCTTTTTGTTGCTTGTTCAGCTCACGCAGGCGGTCGCTGGTGTCCTTGAGCGCCTTTCCGGTATCGCGGGCGCCGCCGGTGATCATTTTCAGCGGGGCGGTGATTTTCTCCATCATGGAGAACACGACCTGCATTTTCAGTTCATTTGCCATCTATTCCGCCCCGCTGCGCACTCGGGCGCGCTCGCGCCACTTCATCAAGTCTGCTAGTTCCAAGTCATCCATCGCGGCCGGCGGCCAATGGAACACCGTCGCGATGTCCGCCATGGCGTCTTCTACTTCGATTGGGAGACCAAGGCGCGATCCGCCTTCGGTGCCAAAAAAACGGAGATTTCCATGCCGCACTTGATCAGGTCGGCCGGGTCCATTGCGGCAACGTCGAATTGCGTCAGGGGCGGTTCGCTGATACGCGGCAGCACCACCTGCAGTGCGCTCACGTTCATATTCATCAGATCCATCAGGCTGACGCCTCGCAACGCCCCGGACTTGGGACGGCGCAAGGTCAGTTCGGTGATTTGGGTATTACCGCGCATGAGCGGTTCGTCCAGTTCGATGACGGCGGTTTCAATTTTGATGGGGGTGGTAGTCATGGTGTTCCTTGTGAGAATGAAGAAAGTACAAGCCAGGCGGCGCAGTGCCGCCCAGCACTTACAGCCCGATGGCCTTGTTGATTGCGGCGCGGCGATCTTCACCGGCCACGATTTCGATGCCGTTCATGAAATCGAAGTCGAAGATCACTTCACCGTCGATGGTGAGTTTGTAGGCACTCAGCGGCATGGTGAATTTCTGGGTCGTGTCGTCGGCCACCTTGGCAGTGCCCATATCGACTTCTTTGTAGCGACCGCGCACAACGACTTCCACCGCCTGGACGCGGGCGTCATCGTCGCTCTGATAGGCACCCGCAAAGCGCAGCTGCACCGCGCCATGGGTGGCGGCCGCATACTTCTTCAGCGACTCTTTCACCAGGCCGCCGGCCGTCCATTCGAGCTGCATTGCTTCCTGGCCGAAGTCAACCGATACCGGGCCGGACATCCCGCCCGCCCGATATTCCTCCATCTTGCGAGACAGCTTCGGCAAGGTCACTTCCGTGGCCTGGCCGGAATAATTGAACCCGTCTTCGAACAGGTTGAAATCCTTCAGTTTGCTGGGCATCCCCATTTTTCATACTCCTTTCAATAGATGCGAAAGGCGGCCGGTCAGGCCGCCATTGCTTATGCGGAAACGCGCGCGCTGAAATCGGCCAGATACTGGTCGGTGATGCGCTGTTGCAGCAGCAGGTTTTCCAGCGGTGGCACCGGCGTGTAGTTGTAGTCGATGGTCAGCTTGCCCGACTTCAGCGAATCCACATCGTTGAACTCTTCATCGAACCAGGCTTCACCGTCGATGATGTAGCCGCTGGCGCGCAGCTGTCGGAACTTGTTATTGATGCTGGCCAGGATGTCGCGGACCAGGGACGGATTGAGCGGCTTGTCGACGAATTCGAACATCGCCTCAGCGATGGTGTCACGCAAGACCTGCGCGGTCCGGGTGTAGCTCTCGAATGGGAAATAGCCGCCCTGTGCTTCGCAGGTACGGGAACCCCAAAAGCGGTAGCCGCTCATGTTGATCAGCGTGGTGACCTCTTTCGCGTTCAGGATGCCGGCATCGGTCGCCGGGTCCTGCAGGTCCCATGAAACATCCTTGCTGATGCCGGTCGGGCCATTGATGACCATATTGGAAATAGTCTTGTGCCATCCGATGGTCTCGTCCAGCTTGGCGCGCATGCCCAGCGCATAGCAGACTGCGGAGATACTGGCATCTGCCTTTTGCTCCGAATCCCAGTCGAGGAATTCCGGCCAGATCAGCATCAATTCGCGCTGGCCAAACTGGCCACGGTAGTTCGTCGCCTCCACAGCGGTGGCGCCGCGTGCATAGGCATACACGAAAGCGCGCAGGGTCTGAGCGATGCTCACCAGCTCATTGGTCACCGCCTGGCTGTCCAGCCCGGGCGCGCCCAGGATGCGCGGCTTGAAGCCGAACTTGCTCTGTGCAGCCAGCAATGCCTGGGCGCCGGTGTATTTGCCATCGCTGACGCCGCCAATCACGTTGTTGCTCAGTTCTGCCGGATCGTCGGACTCTTCCACGCGCACGACGATGGTCAGCGGCTTGGCCTGCTTGCCGATGGCCTTCAAGGTGCGCAGCAGCGTACCGGATTTGCCGGCCTTGCCTTGGGCTGCGATGACGTTGGTCAGTAGGACGGGGACATTCAGCGGGAAGGCGGTCGGGTCCGCGTCGTCTGCCGTGGCGATCAAGCCGATGACGGCGGTCGAGATGGTGCGGATCGGCCGGCTACCCTCGTTGACCTCGACAACCCGTACGCCGTGGTGATAATCAGTTGCCATTGCTCATACTCCTTTAGTTTCAGTGCGGCTTTCGCCGGATTTCAGATTCAGTACGGCAAGGTGCCGCTCATGGAGAAAGGCGCAAACTCAGCATTGCGAGCGCAGCCGACGATAGGGACGGCAGCACCACATCCAGCACCTGCCACTTGTCCCAGGTCCAGGGAAACCAGCCGTAGCCCCAGGAGGCTGCTGGATCGGTGGCATGGCCGTGCAATTCCTCGACCTCCAGCTTTTTGCGCGACCAGTACCACACCACCACCGCGAGCACGCCGGCTGGGGCGCCGCAGAGCAGTGCGACCGGTAGCTGGATCAATAGGCCTTCCAGACAGTGCGAAAGGCTCAGGCGCCAGCGGGCGCCACCAAACCAGACAATGAGTTTTCCGAGCATGCTTAGGCCCCTGTGTATTGAACGAAGCACAGCGCGTAATACGGCGGCAAATTGCTGATGTCCGCGCCACCTCCAGTATTGGCCGCACTGGCCGTAACTCCGGTCTTGCTGTTGGTGGTGTGCTGCGGCGAGGTCGCACCGATCGTTTGACCACCGCTGATGTTTTGGCCACTCTGGTAGGAGCCAGGGTTGTAGGTGGTCACGTCGTGATAGTGGCCAGGATCGTTGACCGTGATCGCGTGCGTATGCGAAGGCAACTGTGCTGCGGACAGCTTGTACGAAGCTGCGCCGCCCGTCGCGCCGGTGGCATAGGCGCCTCCTGCGCCCACAATGAACCTATCGGTGAGGTTCGACGTACCATTGGCGCCGGTGGCCAGATGCCAGCCCGCTCCCCATGCTGCAGCGACGGCCGCCTCTGTAGCTTGGCCCGACCACATGCGCACCTCACCGAGGACCGGAGATATGCCGGCCACGTCACTGCGGCTGGCCAGGACGGCAGCCGCTGGCAAGCTGCTCCATACGGCTTCAGCCGGCGCGGCGGCGATCACGTCCGCCGTGATGCCGTATCGGTTAGTCGGCGCCATCTCCAGCAGCACGGTGCGCCAGGCATTCGTTACCGGGCCATTCGGGTCGGTGCTCAAATTAACGTACACCTCGGATACACCAGTGGTCACGCCGCTGACATGCGTCTTATAGGTAGAGACGTATTGCATCGCTCGATCTACCGCCGATCCACGGACTGAGACGATGCTGACATCACCTTGCTTGACCGCAAATTCGATCACGGCCACTGAAGCGCTGGAACCATAGCCCAGGTGGAGCCGGAATAGCCATTGCGCCGAGCTGGCGGCGACCGGCACATTGACCAGGCGCAAAATAGCCGTGGTGGCGTTGATCGTCCCGGACAGCAGTGTTCTCCATGGTGCGCTATCGTCAAGGGCGGCCGCCACAAACTCAGTGGTCGCGAGCTGCTTGGACGCAGTACCGAGCGGCGCGGTATCCGCCTTTGGCGTGCCGGTGAAAGTCGGCGAGGCCAAAGGCGCCTTCTGCGCCAGCGCATTGGTTACCGTGGCGGAAAAATTGGCGTCGTTTCCCATGGCGTCCGCCAGTTCCTTGAGGGTATCGAGTGCCGAGGGAGCATTCCCGACCAGGGAAGCGATTTCATTGCGTACAAAGGCGGTCGTGGCCAGCTGAGTGCTATTGGTGCCGGAAGCGGCCGTAGGCGCTTTTGGCGCGCCAGTAAAGGTCGGCGATGCCAGATCGGCCTTGAGGGCGAGAGCCTTGGCGGCGAACTCGGTCGTTGCCAACTGAGTTGTGCTAGTACCCGGTGCGGCCGTGGGCGCCTTCGGCACGCCAGTAAAAGTCGGCGATGCCAAGGCCGCCAAGTCAGGATGCTTGTGATCCTTGGGAGCGGCATAGACGACGATGGCGTCATCCACGTACTTGCGCGTAGCCAGCACCACGGTGGGATCAATCTTCAGCTCAATGGCCGACGCGCTGGCCACCAGCAGAACGATGCGGATCTGTTGGTCCTTGCCCGAACCGGACGCGAGCGCTGGTTTCAGGCTTGGCGGGCAATTCGCGAAAATGATCAAGTCGCCGTCTTCATCAAAGACGCCAATCTCGCGCACCCACCAGCCGCCCACCTCGGCAGGCAGAACTTGTTCGATGATTAGCTGGCTGGGGTCATTCTCGTCGGGAAAGATCGTATTGATCAGCGCCCGGCGCTGTTCATTGACCAGGGCCTTTTGCTTGCGGCTGGGGATGGGGGTTTCCCCGTTTCCGTCGCCGACCGCCATATATTTGAGCTTCAGCGGTTCGCCCAGGGCAATCGCCTTGGCAATCTTGGCTTCGCCGATTTCAGTTGGAAGAGAGTAATAGTCGCTCATGGGTAGATGGTCATGACTTCAATGAGGTGGGCAGCGGTGCCGATGTGAATTCTTCCGGTGGATTCGACCTGGCCAGGAATCCAGGGGTAGACCGTAATGGCCTCACCCATCTGCACCAGGCCACCGATATAGATAGCGCCGCGCGATTCGAGGTGGATACGCAGGCCGGTAAGGTGGCGCGATAGCGGCTTGGCGTCGTCAATGAGCCGTTCCATCTCGGCAAACATCTCTTCGGTAATGCCCGTCTCCAGCACACCGACATCGAGTGCGAAGGTGCCACGGCGGCCAGGCGGGTCTGTCTGCCACCATTCTGTGATCTTGATCACGTAGCCCAGCGACTCGACCACGCCGCGAACGGCGGCGATAGTGCCCTTATGCTGATGGATATAGCGGGATGCCTTGATGGTCTTGCGCTTGATCGCCTCGGACCAGCCATCGTCCCAGCGGTCCACCGAAAATGACCAGGCGAGGAAAGGCAGCAAGGCCACGGGACAGCGGTCCGGGTTCCAGAGGTCGCGCAGCGGTACCGGCGTCTTGGCCAGTTCTGCGCAGGCGCGTGCAAGAGCACGTTCCAGCGCAGTGGTGTTCGGGGGCAAGGTTGGCACCGGGTTATACATCGTCGACCTCTTCCAGCACCTCGGCAGTGATAGTGATGGCGGTGCAGCGGGCGGCCTGCGTCCTGCCGCACAGGATGTCGGCCGCTGGCGATTTGATGAGCACGTTGCGCACTCCCTCGACCTTGAGGGCCGCCACGTAGGCATTCCGGTACACGCTATAGCCAAGAGGGCGCGCTGGATTCGCCATAGCGGCAGCGTTCGCCCTTGCGGCGCTGATTGCAATAGGCGCCTCGGGGCGCTTCTCGACATACACCACGGCTTCTAGTACGTAGTCGGTGACTTCCCCTTGCACCACTGATACCAGATCGCCCAGCGGACGCACGTCTTCAGCTGATAGCGCGTCTTCTACCGCCTGCAGCACTTCGGGTGCTGCCTTCCAGTCGGTAGAGGTCGCCAAGACGGCCACCACCACCTCGCAGGGCGCCGGGCTGACCGCACGGGCATCAAGCACGCGACCGTCGGCACTGCGCGCATGGAATTCATAGGCATTGCGAGGGCCGGCCGTGGACAGGGCATCCGGGGCTTCCTGGATGCGCAGGCGGTACGCATCGTCGTCTTCGCGCACTTCCTCCACCGGAGGAGATGCGTCCAGATCGGCCTCGACCAGCACCAGGCGCTTGACGTTGGTGTTTGCCCCGATCTGGTCAAGGTCGGCATCAATGGCGAAGGGCAGCATGACCGCCCGGGCGGCATCATTGACACGGTTGCGCAGCAGCAGCTCTTGATAGGCGTTCTCCTGCAGGAGCTTTGTAGCTGGCTCCGACTCCAGGGACAGCACTTTGGCGGCGGCTTCACGCTGTTCCTGCGGCAGCAGCGCCAGGACGGCCGCCTTACGATTGGCAAGGATGGTCTCGTAGTCCAGGGTTTCCAGTACCTGCGGCGCCGGCAACAGGGAAAGGTCGATAGGAGAACTCATTGCATGGCCCCTTCGCGGACCTGCACCGAGAATTCGATTGCCCTTCCGTTGGTCACTGCCTGCAGCACGACCGAAATCGCACCCGTTGCGTCACGGTTCAGATTGACCGCCGATAGCGAAATCCGCGGCTCCCACAGCGCCAGGCGATAGGCCACGGCAGCATAGATGCGCATGACGGTAACCCCATTCAGGGGCTGGTCGATCAATTCAGGGATTTCCGATCCATAGGCACGGCGGTAGATGCGGGTTCCCAGGGGCGTCATGAGGATGTCGCGCACGGACTGGCGGATGTGATCCAGCAGTGACATGCTGCGGCCGGTAGATGCGTCCATGGCGATCATGACACCGGTCCTCCCGACTGTTCATCGCCGCGTTTGACTTGACTGTGTGCATGGCCACGTAAGCTGATAGGACCGGCCTTCACGTCGCCTGTGGCCGCTACGTCCCCATCGATGGTCATGGCAGCGCCACCGCCGCCGCCCTCGACCTTAGCGCCTTGCTTCAATGCGCTGAAGCCCTCTACCAGCAGATTGCCTTTGATGGTCACATCGCCGGTGCAGGTGGTTTGCGGTGCATCGGCGGTCACCGTATCGGCCTTGACTAGCGCCGAGCCGCCCGCCGGGAGAATGGCCGACAGCGCATGCGTGCTGAAATCGTAGAGCACGACGGCGCCGTCAGGGTAGTGAATGGAGCGAACCTTAAGATTGGATTGAGGCGCCGGTGACTCGGCCGAAAACAGACCGGCCAGGACTTTGCCCTGCGTCAGATCGCCGTTCGGCGAAAAGACGATGACCTGCTCACCGATGGAGGGTGGAGACCAGTGGACGACATCCCCGGCGCGCAGCGCGATCCATTGCAGCCAGGTGGTCAGCAGCGAAGGCGACAAGCGCACGCGCACCTTGTCCGCTGTGATCTCGGCGATCTTGCCGATGCGGATCAAATTTGGGATGGCGCGAATGAGTTCGGAGAGGTCGGGCGTCATGCAATCCATGTTGCCGGATCGCGCGCGGAAAGGCACTTGGCGGTGGGTTGATATCCGCCTTATCGACTCTCAAAAAGCAAATCAGCTTGTCTTTGCTGGTCGGTGGAAGCCTATGTAAATATTCTAGTTACGAGGAATTCTTCTGTGCCCGCAACTATTTAATATTGTCGTTCGATGCCGCAGTGAGATCCGAGTATTCGGCTATGTACATTTCCACTTGGAGGCTCCTCGTTCTCATGTCTACAAGCAGTGTCCGCAGCGCTCTCATACTATCTCGGCACTGTTGGCGCTCTATTGGAACTCCCATATCAAGGCTTACGGCTGACGCTATCAGAGCCGCGCATTCTCTATTTAACCGTTCCATTTCGACAATTTGATTTACGAACTTCCTCTTCTGTTCCATTTTCCATCCCACCAGCTGAGTACATTGGAGCAATTTGACAAATACTTTCCAATCAGCAGTTTATCGTAAGGATATGTCGTTTGTGAGATGCTCCAAGATGCTCCGATGAAGCTCAGCAGTATCGCCTGCCGAAAAACCTAGCAGTGTCCGGGCAGGGTATTTGTAACTCGGGCCGCGAGGAGCAACTTTGTCAGGCAACCCCTCATGATGCACACGCGCAATGCGCGCCACCTTTCCAAAAAAGCCGACCGATGCCTGGTCCGCATCCGCCCGGATTTGCAGATAGGTATTCGTGCGTAGCTTGCCGAACATAGCCGCTTTCTGCCGCTTGATCCGCCCGGATTTACTGCGCAGTTCCTTGCGATTCTTGCGCGCCGGATAGGGCGTGCCGTCCGGCGCCACTTGCTGCGCGATCAGGCGAGCGTGTTCGCGCCGCAAGTCATTGGCGATCTTACGCACGAGTTGGCGCCGCTGTGCGGGTTGCAGCTTGGCAATGAGGGCACCGGCCCATTCTTCCAGACGTTGCAGATCATCACTCATGGCAGCTTCGGCACGTCCCACTCGGCCAGCAGGGTCTCGCCCTGGTAGAGCCGCCAGAAGTCATCCGGGAAAGGTGGAGTAAGCTGCGGCTCAGCCGCATGGACAATTTCCAGGCGGCCACCGTCGTGTCGCTTCACGATAGTGCGCTCGGTGAGCGCCAGCTTGATGGACAAGTCCAGGGATGTGGCGCTGTTCATGTCCACCTCGAAACGTATCGCCTTCCTGGCATTCTCAGGATTGGCGAAGGATTCGCGCTGATGAACCCGCATCCAGGCCAGCAGCGGCACGAACACCAGATCGAGGTCTAACCCGATATCGGTCAAGATCAGGTTCAGCACATAGTCATACTCGAAGGAAAGACCGGCCGTGCCGGTGGCGCGCGATCCGCCCTCATCGATGAAGATGTGCAGCTTGTCCGGATTCTGCGCCAGATCCTTAATCGCCTTGCGCAGGTAGTCCCGCAGATTGTTGGGCTTGTACATTCAGTTTCTCGCGCAAGGCGTTGTAGGCGTCGATCAGGGTATTGCTTTGTCGGATGGCGTCATCACCTTCACTGGCGATGTCGTCAAGAAATTCTGCTGCCGCTGGCGTAAGTTCGGCTCGCGCTTCTTGGCCAGGTCGGCCGGCAGTGCCGGTATCTGCGCAACCGGCCCCGGTGGGCACTGAAGCGATGACGGGGACTGACAGCCGGATAGCGCCACTGCGCACACCAGCAATAAAGGTGTCTTTCTCATTGCGTGCAGCATCCCTTTCATTGGTGAGTTTGTCGGTGATGGCCTGGATGGCGCCGCGGGCGTTGCGCTCGGCCTGCAGCACCTGTTCCGTACGCTCGGCGCGGGCATCAGCGGCGGCCTGATTGGCGGTAGCAATGCCGGATTTCAGGTTGTCGATATCCGCATTCTTTCGCCAGCCCTGAATCGTCCATGCCGCAGCAAAGGCCAGGGCCAGCAAACTGGCGCCGAGCAAGACGCGCAGGCGCGTGCGCCATGTGTCCGTGAGCGTCATGCCAGCACTCCGCCGGCTTCCACGAAGGCCAGGTGCAGTTCCTCGCTGGTCTTCAGGGTGGGCAGCACGATGGCTTCACCACCTTCCTGAGTGAATGCCCTTTCCAGATCGACATAGCGGTGCTCGAATTGCCCATAGCCAGCGCCCGGCAAGGAAGCCCAAATGTTTTTGCATTTGGGAATGGCGTCCCCCAGGCGGCCAGCGTCGATGTCGGGCAAGGCCCGGCATTCCCTGATCTGCTGCAGAGCGATAGTGTCTTGCACGTCTGGCCCGAAGCCCGTCAGGCCCAGCCGCTGGCGATAGATGTCGTAGTAGCGCATCAGCAATTGGTAACCACCGGCCGCAGTGGACCAATTCTTGATGCGTGGAATCCAGACCCGTACGCGCGGATGGTCTGCGTAGCTGGTGAAACGCGTACGGCCTACGATCTGGTCATATCCCCGGTCACGCGTGGTCGGCGAATTCGAGGTGCCTTCAGAAAAGCGCAGCATGCCCAGGAAAGCGCGACGATTGTCGATGGCGTTCAAATCGATTCCTTCACGTCACGCGCCAGCTCGGCAATGTCTTTGCCCTGGCGCCGCTGAAACCAAAGTGCCACCGCCCGGGTGATCCACCAGGCCGGCGCGCCGACCATCAAATCGACCGGCTTCGGTCCGAGCACAGCGGCCACTGTCGGCGCGTGCTGTAGCAGCACCGAAAACGCCAGGTCGCCGAACATGATGGAGAACGCGCCGGCGCAGGCCAGACGCACCACAAATTCCTTCTCATTGAATGAGCCATCTGCATTGCGTGGCGGCAGGACGATATACAGCAGCGCCGCGCCGACCATGCCGAGCACGGCCTTGATGCCGTAGATTTTCAGGATGGCAGCGATGCCACCGGCGGATTCTGCTGCCATAACTTGATTTCCCCTTGTCAGTGATTTGCTGTTCATGTCGTCATTCCCACAAACTGATGCTGTCGCGCGCGCTGGTCGGCGCTTCCATCGCATCCGGTAGCGTGACCATCGTGCCCGCCGGCAGCACAGCGCCAAGCGCTGCAAGCGATGGATTCAAGGTCAGCGCCTGTTCCACATAGCCGCTGCTAGCGCCCAGGTAGCGAAACACCAGTGCATCGAGCGTGTCGCCCTGCTGGCTGCGGACCTGCATCAGATCAGCTCTACGGTCGCATGCGTGCGGCCGAGAATGTCATTGATGGCCCAATGCCCATTACGGCGCTGCACGTCCGGCGCCGTGTCCATCCATTCCATGTTCTTCTTGTCGGTCAGCGCGCTCGCGGTGGTGTCGTAGTCCCGGTAGCTCTCGAAAATGTCGGCCTTGGCGAAGCTATAGACCGCTCGGCGGTAGTGCGCCAGAAACTGGCTTTCTCCATCTACCTGCAGCGCCGGCACCTGTTCCAGCTTCTCGATACCGCTGGCCAGGTGCTGCAGTTGCCAGTCGCGTAGCAACCGATTGGCCGTCAGAATTGCGTCCACTAGGGCAGGGCGTAGGCGTGCATCGGTCACTGTCGAGTCCAGCCGCATGGCGTCCCGCATGGCTAACAAGCTGATGTCTGGGAAAAATCCGTCGTTGGTGATGGCCTTCACCTCGGCCGGCGCGGCCGGTGCCGGCGTCACCGGCACGTCATCGATGTAGTTCATGGTCTTGGAGAATGTTGGGGGCGGTGGCCGGGACATCCGACGGACAATGCCGCTTCCGTCCCGGGCCGCCCTGCGCCGTGGGGTGCTCTTTACTTGGCCGGCTCGGCGAACTTCTTCAGTCGCCGTTCCAGCCGCTCGATGTCCTTCTTGACGCCGGCCGCCTGGTGCAGCTCACATGCGCGGGTAAGGTGCTGCAGCGCTGCCGTGGCATGGTCCGCCGAGGTGGCCGTGACGTTCTCGCTGTCCACCTGATTGACGAGGTCCAGCAGAGCCAGGCCGAGCGCCTTATGCACCTTGGCGCGTGCCTGGTCGGGCGTATCAGCGTTGCCCGTCATGGCCAGGACCTGCTGCAGGATATCGGCCGCCCGTGCCGGCTCGTCCTTCAGCCGGCCGCCCAGGCTGGCCCCTGCGAAATCGTCCTGCAGCAGCGTGGGCAAGGTCCGGTTGTAGCGATCCGGCAATGTGAACTGGTGTTCCATGGCGTAGCCTGCGATCTGCAGGGCGCGTTCGTAGTCGCCGACATCGATGTGCCACACCAGCACATTGACTAACACTTCGTCCTGAGCACCGCGTCCGGCCGACAGCACGCCATCAATCCAGTCTTGATAGGCCGGCAGCATGGTGGCCTTCATTTCGATCTTGCGTTCGATCGATTGGATGTTGGACAGCGTGCGCCGGTCTTCATGGAGCTTCATCAACATCAGTTCATAGGCGCTGCCGGTTGTCACGCCGCCCGGCTCGCCGGCGGACGCCGCCAGCTTACCGAGCATGCGCTCACGGTGGCGCGCGGCGGGAGACAAGCGAGACATCAGGCGCCGCCCGCTGCCGCATCCTGCAGCACCACGTTTTCAACCAGCGTGGCGAGGCCTTCATCCTCGATCACATAGGCGTCGTTCGACGATTCGTAGTTTTCGATGCGGTCGGCCTTGGGTTCGTCGACCACGCGACGGCGGCGGCCACCGTTCTGGAAGTAGATCGACAGATTGTCCAGGCGGGTGATCAGCATGGCATTGGCCGGGAAGGACGGCACGCGCACCGCCGGCAGTCCGCCGATGCGCTTCTGGCTGATGATGACGTCAGCGGCCAGGGTCTCGGTCGGTGCCTTGTCCTTGTTGATCAGCGGGAAATACTTGTCGTGCAGCAGCTCGCGGCCGACGATCACCACCAGGCCGGTATCGTCCTGATACCACGGGTCCAGATTGGTCACCGCGTCATACACGGCTGCGTCGAGATTCGCATAATCCGCGCCGGCGCCACTGCCAATGACCACCTTGCCCGGCAGGTCCTGGCCGACCAAGCCCATGACACGCTGGGGCGAGTTCTCGCGGATCTGCTGCAGCCAGCCCTTATTGACGTCCTGCAGCAGCGGATACTGCGCCAGATTGGTATCGGCCGCGACCTTCACACCGTTGAAACCGATCATGATGCGGTCCAGCGCCTGGCGCTTCAGGATTGCATTGGCCACACGGGTCTGGAAGTCCTTGAACTTGGCCCAGGCATCCAGCTTGGCATAGGTGATGTGAGTGTCGAAGTTGGTCTTCTCGCAGCGATAGCGGGTGTTGGTCATGGCCGACGCGTCCCGGGTGCTGCGGCGCTTGTCACCGCGCGTATCGGTACGGCTGGCGATGGGGCCGGATACGCCCAGGCCGATTTTCTCGCCTTCCAGCTCATCGACGCCGATGATGTTGATGCTGCCCAGGAATTCGGACGATTCCTGCATCTTGTCTTCCAGCTTCTGTTGCACGCTCGGGTCCACCGAGAAGGTGGAGTGGACGGCGCCGCCGGCGACATCATTGAGCGTGGCCAGGCGCGAAGTGTAGGCGTTATAGGCGGCGCGGGTCTGATTCTTCATGTGTTCTGCTCCAGTGAAATGCGGAAATGGTGTACTTGGTCGGCCGGCAGCTTAGAACTCGGTCTGCACAGTGCCGCTGTTGCCGCCACCGGTGGCCGGCGGGCGCTGCAGGTTGCTCTTGTCGGTCAGGTTGATGGTCTGGCGGAACTGCTCGGCGGTAGTCGATTCATCGCCGACGCGCTTTTCCAGCTTCTCCAGGCGCGCCACGACCTCGGCGACATCCTTGCCGGCCTGCGCGGCGGACTGCGCGAACTCGCCCACCTTTTCGGCAACGGCGGTCATAGCGGCCACCACGTCGGCATGCTGGGCATCGGCTTTCTTCTCGCCACCACCAATGCGGCTGAACAGTTGCTTGATGGTCTCGGCCACGCTGGGGCCGTCTTCCTCGAATTCGATGTTGGCCTCGATGGCTTCGGAGAACAGGTTCTCTGGCTTCAGCTTGCGGGGAGTGAAAGGCGAGGCCTTCGGATTGGTGGCGGAGAACTGCAAAATCTCGGTGCCCAGGCTGGCCGGGCTGTCGGTCACGGCCAGGCCGACCAGATAGGAACTGCCCGTGTCGGCGAACTTGTCGGCCAGCTCGATGCTAGTGAAAATCTTCTGGCGGTCCTTGTTCATGGCGATCAGCGCGGGCGTGGGCTCGATCTGAGCAAACAGGGCCAGGCGCTTACCGTTTTCGGTGTCGACTTCTTCGGCCTTCAGTGCCAGCACATCACCGTAGGCCTTGAACGGGCCATCCGGCAGCAGGCTGCGCAGGTGTTCGACCCACACGCGAGCGCCGTAGGTTTTCACGTTGTAGCTGTCGGCCATCTGCTGGATTTGCTCGCGGCTGATGCTACGGCCGTCGGTGGTCGCGCCCTCGGTCGCGACGCGGAAAAATTTGCTCTTGGTTGCCATGAGATTTCGCGCTCGTTATCGGTTGATCGGATAACGTCATCTTCTGCCGATGGGCGAAATGCATCAATCAAGTAAGGGTTGATAAGGGGGATAGCGACTCGGCAAAGTCCCCGCTACGCGCGCGCGCCGCCTACGCTTGCGGCATGTTAGAAATTCCAGAAGACATCAAGGACAACATCGACCAGGCGGCCGAGCCTCGACAGGTCGCGCGCCGCCTGTATTTCGAGGGCTGGCGCATCTCGTCGATTGCGCGCCACCTGAAGATTAAGCGTTCCACGGTCAATAGCTGGAAGCACCGCGATGAATGGGAAAAAGTCTCGCGCCTGGAGCGCGTAGAGATTGCCCTTGAAGCGCGCATAGTGCAACTGATCGCCAAGGAAGTAAAGGGCAATGGCGAGTACAAGGAACTCGACGCGCTCATGCGCCAGCTGGTGCAGGCCGCGCGTGTGCGCCGCTATGAGCAACCTGGCGGCAACGAAACTGACCTCAATCCGAACATCGCCAATCGCAATGCCGGGCCGAAGAAAAAGCCGGTGCGCAACGAGTTCAGCGAAGAGGCGCAGCAGCGCATTGTCGAGGCATTCAATGATTCGCTGTTCGACTACCAAAAGGTATGGTTCCGCAATGGCGCAGAGCGTACGCGGATCATCCTGAAATCGCGGCAGATCGGCGCGACCTGGTACTTTGCACGCGAGGCGCTGATTGATGCGATCCAGACGGGGCGCAATCAGATTTTTCTCTCGGCCTCGAAGTCGCAGGCGCATGTTTTCAAGCAGTACATCATCCAGTTCGCGAAGGATGCGTGCGGCGTGGAACTGTCCGGCGATCCCATCGTGCTGCCCAATGGCGCGCACCTGTATTTCCTTGGCACGAACGCACGTACCGCCCAGGGTTACCACGGCAACTTCTATTTCGATGAATTCTTCTGGACGCACAATTTCACCGAACTGAACAAGGTCGCGTCCGGCATGGCTTTGCACAAGAAGTGGCGCAAGACCTACTTCTCGACGCCCTCGGCCACCACGCACCAGGCTTATCCGTTCTGGACCGGCGAGGCGTTCAACAAGCGTCGCGCCAAGGGCGAAAAGGTCAACATCGATGTCAGCCATAAGCGTCTGTCATCGGGATTCACCGGTGAGGACAAAATCTGGCGCCAGATCGTCACGATCATGGACGCGGCCGCCGGTGGCTGCGATCTGTTCGACATCGACGAGCTGCGCGATTTCGAATATTCGCCAGACCAGTTCGACAACCTCTTGATGTGTAATTTCATCGACGATTCTGCGTCGGTGTTCCCGTTAGCGGACCTGCAGCGCGGCATGGTCGATTCGTGGGTGGATTGGGATGACTATAAGCCCTTCACGGCACGTCCCTTCGGCCATCGGCCCGTGTGGATTGGCTACGACCCTTCGCTGACAGGTGATAGCGCCGGCTGCTCGGTGCTCGCTCCCCCGCTGGTCCCCGGTGGCAACTTCCGCATCTTGGAGCGCCACCAGTGGCGCGGCAAAGATTTTTCGGAGCAAGCCGCTCTCATCAAGGAAATGTGCGGCCGCTACAACGTCCAGTACATCGGCATCGACACCACCGGCATGGGCGTGGGCGTCTATCCCCTAGTGAAACAGTTCTTCCCGGGCGTGACCGCTATCAGCTACTCGCCAGAAGTCAAAACGCGCATGGTGTTGAAGGCACAGAACATCATCCGCAGCGGTCGCCTGCAATTCGATGCCGGCTGGACCGACATCGCGCAGTCCTTCATGGCCATTCGCAAGATCCTCACCCCCAGCGGGCGCGCGGTCACCTATGACGCCGGCCGCTCGGAAGAAACTGGCCACGCTGACTTGGCCTGGTCAGTCATGCATGCCCTCGACTACGAGCCGTTCGAAGGCACCACCGCCAACAACACTTCCTCCATGGAGTTCTTCTAATGAAACACCGAGCACGCCGCCGCGCGGCTGCATCCGACAACACGCTGCCGGCCAGGGCCAAGGCGCCGCCGGCACCATCCGTTGAAGCGTTCTCTTTCGGCGATCCTTCGCCCGTGCTGGAAGGCCGTGACATGCTGGCGGACGTCGAGTGCTACCGCAATGGCGACTGGTACGAACCACCCTTGAGCATGCCGGGCCTGGCAAAATCCCTCAATGCCAGTGTCCACCACGCCAGTGCGATCTGGTGCAAGGTCAATATCCTGGCGTCGACGTTCCAGCCGTCGCCGGTTCTCTCGCGGTCAGACTTCACCCGCCTGGCGCTGGATTTTCTGCTGTTCGGCAACTGCTACGCTGAGCGGCGCGAGAGTATGACGGGCAAGCTCTTGGGCCTCAAGCCAGCGCTGGCCAAGTACACGCGCGTGGGCGTGGACCCCGGGCGCTATTTCTTCGTCAATGGCTGGCGGGATACCTACGAATTCGAGAGGGGCGCCATCTGGCACTTGCAGGCGCCAGACATCAATCAGGAGGTGTATGGCGTGCCGCAGTATGTGAGCGCGCTGCAATCGGCCTGGCTCAACGAGTCCGCCACGCTCTTTCGTCGCCGCTACTACCTCAACGGCTCGCATGCCGGCTTCATCCTCTACATGACCGACACGGCTAGCAACGTCAACGACGTGGACAAGCTGCGCGAGGCGATGCGCAACAGCAAAGGGCCTGGAAATTTCCGCAACCTGTTTGTGTATGCACCTGGCGGAAAGAAGGACGGTTTGCAGATCCTGCCGGTTTCCGAGATCGCGGCCAAGGACGAATTTTTCAACATCAAGAACTGCACGCGCGACGACGTGCTGGCCGCACACCGGGTGCCTCCGCAACTGCTCGGCACCATGCCCAACAACACCGGCGGCTTCGGCGATGTGACCAAGGCGGCCGCCGTCTTCGGCTGCAACGAGATTGAGCCGCTGCAAGCCCAGTTCCTTTCCTTGAACGAGTGGGCCGGCCAGGAGGTGGTCCGTTTCCGCTCCTATCAACTTCCTACCAATGAGGGGAAATAAGCATGAGCGATTACGCGGATAACGCTGACAACACGATATACAGCACTATCGCGGCTAGTCTCGCAGCAGCCCGACGCGCACCGTCACTGATACCGGATCGCCGTTGCCATTTTTGCGCCGAAATAGTGGCGACTGATCTATTTTTTTGCAACCACGACTGTCGTGACGACTTCGAGCGGCAGGAAAGAGCATGGAAGATTCAGGGGAAATAGGAATTGAGATGATGGCTGCCGCAAAGTAAGGAAATTCCTGATACCCACCGAACTGTTGTGCTTGCATCATGCGGAATTCTAGGCTGATGCTTGGAGGGCGCTCGTACGTTGAGTCAACACGTTCTTTTCACGCCTAGCCAGTACGTCTATTCTCTTGGCTTGGAACGGATTTGAACAATAAGAAGATTTTCGAAAGATGTGCCAAAGGAGGACTCATAGCATCAGCATTGCCTGTGATTTTCTGTGCCTTTGTCTTGGGTCCTACTGCGACATTTTTGGGCCTAGTCGCAAACATCAACAAGCTTTCATCTCACCTGGAGAATTCTCTTCCGGTACGACTATTTTTCGTGAGTGCAGCCTATCCCGCGCTTTTTGTTGTGCAGTGCTATGTGGTCAAGTTTTGCATGTTGAATAGCAATAAGATGTGCGGGGTGCTGATAGCTTGGTCAGGGCTGACCATCTTCATATTCAGCCTTTTCTTCATAGGCTTTTTCTGAGTAAGTGAAAGGTTCTTGAATTCTGGTTCTAGGATGGGCCCGCCAACGGATCGGGGAAACTTATTTCCTGAGCGCCGCAACATCTAGAACCATGTTTCTCCAATCTGCAGCAGATGATCTCTGTTCGCCTTGGTGAATAATGCACAGAATAAATTGGAGAAGAAATGTCTGAGGTTATGTTGAAGGAGATAGTCGGGCGATATGCATTGGTAATACGGGAGATTGGGAAGAAGGCGGATCAAGGGCAAATCGTCGGTGATTTGATAAGAGTACAGGTGAGAAAGTGCTTAATCGAAATGCATGCGGCCGGCGCTGAAGCGGCCGATATTCGCGCAATCTTTGATAATCTTGAAAAGCATCCCCTTGAGGATTGCACTTCAGCTGATCACCGATTTTCTAAACTACTCACGACAATGAAGCTGCACGTTGAATTTTTGCTCTTCATCGAAGACCACGAGCTAGCCCCTTCTTCGCCAAAGAAAGGCAATAGTAGTTTTGGCTTTCATTAGCCTGGTGGTGTCGATTTTTTTTATATCTGGCAATTAAGTGTGGCCGGACGCTTGTACAAAAGCGAGTTCATGCGCCAAATTTCTTATCCAAAGTCTAACGCCTTTGTACAAGCAGAGCTCGTTTCATCTCAATATTAGCCGGCACCATTTCGAAGAAACACATAGCGTTTTCCCCAGCAACTCATGGAATAACCTTCCTTCCCGTTATCCGTAACTTTTGTATCGAAAAGGTCGAGTCGGCGCTGCGATTTGCAATTTAAATTGTCGGGACCTTTACGAGCGTGTCATCGGTGCCCAGCAAAATAGGGCGTCCATAATTTTCTCTTGATGCGAGAATTTTAGATGTTGCATAACTCATATGTCCTCGATTTGACGTAGTTATTAGCGGTATTTACTTAATTGAAATTCCCATTTTGCGGGACTTTTGACATGAAACTGTGGTCGGGTAGGTCCATAATAGGTTCAGCCAATAAAACCCTTAACGGGCATATAGCCAGGAGCGGAGGGTTGACATCATGCACGGGAGACAACGTAGTCTACTAATCGCTGAGGACGATTCGAATGTGCGCAGCATCTTTGCGGAGATTTTCTCCGAGAGAGGCTACCGAGTGTTAGAAGCGTCAAATGGTGCCGAAGCATATGCCATGCTGTTGTGTCCCGATGTGGTGGTGAATGTTGTGCTGACCGATCTACGCATGCCCGTAATGGACGGACTGGAATTCGCGAGTAAGGTAAAAAATGATACGCAGCTTTCAGCTATTCCTATCGTCTTACTCAGCGCGACGCCACTGCCAAACTCTTGGCAAGCTCGGCAGATTTTTGATGCGCTATTAGTTAAACCATGCCCGCTGCCGCTTCTGATTTCAACTGTGGAAACCGTGCAAATAGCACAAAGCGGTGATGCAGTTCAATCCGAGTCTCCGATCTTGCAGGCTAGAGATGACTTCACGCGTCTGTGAGGCTCTTAATTTTCAGATGCGCAGCCCAGATTGCCATACTACGCAGGCTGTTGAAGTCAGGATAAACATTGGCAGTGTCCCGGATAATCTCAACCTCTTCTCCTTTGCGCAGTTCAAGGGCCATTCGCCAACCGCCATCGATCTCGTATCCGATGATGGTGATATCGAATCCCCTGTAGGCGAAGCCAAAGGTAAGGGATGTTTCCAT